TGCCCGATTTTAATTTAGCATTTAAAAAAACCTTTAGACCGGCACCTAAACCTCCAGCTGCTCCACTACCAGCAATTGACTGCAGATCAAGCTTAAATGTTTCTTTAATTTTTTGATTAAAATATCTTAATTTATTATCTAATAGTTCAACTTCTTTCTCATTTGCTCCTTTTTGAGGCGCATAAACATAAGCAGCTCCATCAGGACCAAATAATGGGTTATTAACATCACAGGCAACTTCAATTTCAACATTCTTCAATCTAGGATCGAGGCCGCTCATATCAATATTTTCAATTTTAGAGACATCATTAGCTATTTTTCTAGATACCTCTTTCATTTTATCTATTTCTACATAATACGCTTTTTTTGGGTTTTCAATTACTTCGAATAATTTATCTCCTACTTTTAAATTCACATTATCCCCTTTCGTCTAATACCTTATATCCTTTTTCATAATTATCGTTTTCTCCTGTTTCTACTGTGAAATTCACAGTATGATTTCTCTGATTTTGGTCAAATTTTAATGGACTTGATGCTCCTAATCTAAGATGTGGAAACTTAAATATCTGATAATATTCTGACCCATCTATTGACTCATTTAATGCAATATATATTACTGCATAATCTTCCTGGTCTGTATCTTTTAATACATAAGCTCCATTTTCAGTTGTTGCACTTACAGCTCCATGTGCTTGCAATGCTAATTCATGTATACTTGACTGTTGCAATACTGCTGTAAAAGTTGGCTCCGGTGCATCTGTCCATGACCCAATGTTTTCTTTTCTTTCATTCTGTACTCTTGTTGGTTCTTCATATCCAAAGTTAAGTTCGTGTGATTCACAATGTCCCAGTTTTTCCATTTCTGCATAAGAATCAGTTGTTGAGGTTATAAATAATGTTTCTTCTGCATAATCACTTGTTAATGTACTTACAGTTATAGTATTCCCACTAATTGCTGTATATGTAATACTATCTTCTCCTAATGTTGCACTTCCTGTTGTTGGGAACCCTAATGTTGTTTCTACTTGGATTTCTGTATCTCCTGATGTCGCACTTACTGTTAGTTCAGTTATATTCGTTTCATCTATCTTACTTGATGTACTATAAGGTGTTATATACATTATTCCACCTTTTCGTTGCACTCTATTACTATTTTTTTCAAATACATTCATTCTACTTGCCTCCTTTCGCTATTAGTGTAAAATCTAGTCTACTACAAAAATAAGGCGGTAAATAGTTAAAAGGTACTCCCAATTTTATGAATGTAGTATCTCTATCAACTACAAATTCGCTATTTACCCACCCTTCTAATTCGTATAATACTTTTCTTGTTACTTCTAATTCTTTTGATGTTAAATCTTTTAGTGCTGTTTCTTGATCGTTTTCACTATATACCATTATATATATGCTTACGACTTGCTCTTCTCTAAAATCTTTATTTTCATCAAAAAAAGTACAGTCGCTCCTTCCTGTTTGTATAAATACCGCAGGAAAATCATCAACTCTTATACTTGTTGGAAACTCTCTTCCCCATACTACTTTATTGTATTCTCCTAATGATTCTAATTTACTTTTTAAACTATCTAATCTACTATCTATAAGCATTTTTAATCACATCTTCCATTTGCCTTAAAAAATAATCGGTTATTTTTCTATCTTCTGTGTCTGTTAATCCCATGAACCATCTATCTCTATTATACCATGCTTTATCATGAGGAGATGCACTTTGTCCTGCAGATATGCCTTTTCTTAAATATATTTTAGCTTTCTTTCCTCTTATAAGCTCTGTTACTATATTATTAAACATATCATTAGTTAAATGTAACCACCTCAAGTCCCCTCTTAATTTTCTTTTCCTTTTTTTGTATTTAGGATCATAAGATTTAAACTTCTGCCCATCTGCATCTATTCCTCTATCAGTTCTTTGTACTATCATTGCTAATGCTCTATGTGCCATTATTAAAAGATAATTAGGTGTTTTTGTTTGTATCTTCTGTATTACTTCATTAATCTTTTTCTTTAATTGTTCCTGATTCATATTAACCTCTTATATGGCTTTAGTAACCTATATACAATTACTGGAAATGCTATGTCTTGCCCATCTTCTGTATTAGTAAATGCTTGTTGGTATTGTGCAGAATCCTGATAATAAAAATATCTACTCATTAATACACACGCCTCTTGTATATCATAAGGTAATGTAGTACTTGAAGTTGTTGGGGATATATAGCCAGCATCATAATCAACTGTTGCTATATCCCCCCTAAAAACTCCTTCATCTTTAATTAGTATTCTAGACTCTGACAACCTATAATCTTCACTATCTATTGTTTCATCATCAATACTTAAAGTATTTACACTTGTTACAGGATATTGCTTTAATATTATATCTTGGCTGTTGCACAATTCTATTTTTTCTTCATAAGAATCGGAAATAAACTTTCTATCTGCATAATTTTCTATCCAGTCAGATGCAGCGTTTATTTTATCTTCTACTTGTGATGTTGTTGCACTTACGCTTGATTTCCATTTACATTGTCCTACTGTGCATAGTGCATTATCAGCCAATGACATTTCAGCCTCCTATTTCTTCTATTAACTTGTCAACTAACTCATCTTTCTTTAACCCTTTATAATCTACATCTAGTTCTCTTGCTATATCTCTTAATTCTTCTACTGTTGAGTTGACAATTTGTTTCTCTGTATATTGGTTTTTCTTTAGCTCTTCTATTCTACTTTCCATTTCTTCCATTTTTTCTGTTATTTTATCCAAGCTGCCTATCAGCTCTTTTTTAAACTTATCACCCATGTTAAATTTTTCTATCTTATCAGTTGGTTTGGGTGTTGGCTTATCAACAAGTCCTATATCAGTTGCAATATTGTTCTTTTCAAACCAAGCTGTTTTCTTAGAAGTAAACCCTGCTATTTCGCCTTTATTATATTGTTGATACTTCTTCTTAAATCTTACTTTTCTCATTTCCATTTATTTCTCCTTTCTTATGCCTCTGGTTGTACTGCTCCACCAGTCAATATTACATTACTACCTACTATTGCACTATCAGCACTAGGAGTTGATAGAGTTACTGTTAAGCTATCCCTTGTATTTTGATCTTCTCCCTCTACATCTTCTCTTATAGTTAACATTGTTGTTTCTGTACTGCCTCCTGTTGATCCTGTCAATGTAATTGCTGATGTCGCTCCACTTATATCACTAAAACTTGCTGCAGTTGTTGATGGTGATTCTTGTAGTTTATATGATACTGTTGCAGTTTCACCAGAACTTAAAGTTGCACTAATCAATGCATTATAAACTACTCCTAAATGCATATTGTCTGTTCTATCTACTGCGTCACCTGTCTTTGCACTTCCACTTGTTATTGTTGTTGGTGATATAGATTCTACTGGAAGTATTAAATCTTTTTCATGTTTTCTCATATCCTACCTCCTTATGCGGTATAATTAAGTTCATTAATTATATACGCACTGTCTTCGTATCTTAATTTCAAATCATGCCATGCCATTGCTTTTACTACTACCCAGTCTTCTTCCCATGCACTTGTTATATTCCCAGAACTATCGTGGAATGTTGCTGTATCAGATACTTTTAACATTAGATCCATGTATTCTCCTATAATCAAATCGTTCATGTTAATTATATATATTTCTGAATAAGAACCTCCACCTCCTAAGTTTCTAGGTATTTGAGGCGTACTTACAAATGGCATTCCAAATAATATACCATTATCTACATTTGGATATATTGGCTGTCCATATGTTCCTCTTTCCTGTCTAATCGCTCTTTTAGTTCTTGGGGATATAATTACTCCCAAGTTGCTCATATCTACATTTGCCTCTTCCATAACTTGCAATGCAGTTAGGAAATCTTTGTCAATATTTGCATAACCTGTACCAGCACTAGCTGTTACTGTTCCTGCTAAATATCTTACACCTTTAGGTGTATAATCAGTTCCTGTTCCTCTAATAAATTCAATATCTTCTTTTACTTTAGCTGAATTTGTTATATCTTCTGCTAAAAACTGTCCATTTAAAACAGGATTTAACCTT